CAGCGTTGTGCATTGACGTGCGCCGTCTTGAAGCGCAAAAGTGTGGGAACCGGCTGGGGTGCTATAGGACGCGATATGGGTAAGCTCACTGACTTAAAGGTCCGCAACGCCAAGCCGGGTATACACGGCGACGGCGCTGGCCTCTACCTGCGGGTAAAGCCGACCGGGGCTAAGTCTTGGGTGCTGCGCGTTCAAAATCAGGCCGTCAATGAGGGGCGCCGCGTAGATGTTGGCCTCGGCGGCTATCCTGCAGACCTGACGCTGAGCGAGGCTCGCGATAAGGCCCTGCACCTCCGCAAACTGGCGAGGCAGGGTAAAAATGCTTTTGAGGAACGCGACCGCGAGAAGGTGGTGATACCGACGTTCAAGGTGGCGATGAAGGATGCCCACACCGAGCTGTCGAAAGGCTGGACCGGGAAGCACGCCGCGGCCTTCCTATCGTCGCTTACCGACCATGCCATCCCGAAGCTGGGCAACAAGCGTGTCGACCAGATCGGTCCTAGCGACATCATCGCCGCCCTTTCCCCCATCTGGACTGATAAGCCGTCGATCGCGCGCAAGGTCCGTGTCCGGATCGGGCAGGTGCTCGACTTCGCGAAATCGAAGGGATGGCGCGCTGAGGCAACGCCAGCACCGCGTGAGATTACCAATGGCCTCGCCCGCCAGCCGAAGGCCGGCAACTTCAAGGCGATGGCCTACAGGGACGTTCCGGCGTTCATGGCCGGCGAGCTCGACAAGGAACCATCGGCCGGACGGCTGGCGCTACTCTTCACGATCCTGACGGCCGCGCGCAGCGGCGAGGTCCGTTCGGCCCGCTGGGAGCACATCGACATCGAGGCCCGCGCCTGGAACCGTCCAGCGGACCTGATGAAGGGGAAGGTGCGACACACTGTCACCCTGAATGACGCGGCGCTCGCTATTTTGGAAAGCGCCAAACAATGGTTCGGGGAGACCGGGCTGATTTTCCCCGGGAGCCGGAAGGACCAGCCGCTTTCCGACATGACGCTGAGCAAGGCTTTACGCGCCGCCGGGCGGGATGAGACGGTCCACGGGTTCAGATCGACCTTCCGCGATTGGGCGGCGGAGCAGATGTCGACGGTGCCGGCGATGGTCGCAGAAATGGCCTTAGCGCACTCTGTCGGCACGAAGACCGAGCAGGCATATCTTCGCAGCGACCTTCGCGACATGCGTCTTGCGCTCATGCAAAATTGGGGCCGTTTTGTCAGCCCCAGCGGAGCGACGGATAATGTCGTGATAATGACGCGCGCAGGCTGAAAATTGTGCGGAAAAGTGTCGTTCTATCGAAAAGGTGCGTGTGTACGCACGATTGTTGCTTGACCGCGACATGAAACAATAGCATCCATCATTGCGCAACGACGCACGGAGGAACCCATGCAGGGACATATCGTGAACGACGGGCCATTGACCTGTACGATCAACGACGCCGCGAGGCAGCTCGGGGTAAGCCGCAGGACGATCTATTCGCTGATCGAGGTCGGCAGGCTCAACAAATTGAAGGCGGGACGCCGCTCGCTCATTCCGACTGCCGATCTGCGGGCATTCGCAGCCGGCGGGGTATGAACCATGCCCCATAAGCAAAACGCCCCCAGCCTGAGGGCTGAGAGCGTCGCATGTCACTTGGCGGTAGACAGCGACGTTCCTAGCACCCGGCACCGGATCGCGCAATTCCCCGCGCCCATCCTATCGCGGCACTGGTTCCGCGACAGCGACCTGTTGGAGATGCTTCGATGACCGCGGCCGCGACAGACTTCGCGGCGCTGATGCCGACCGTCGCACCTATGCTCTTAGGCGACCCGAACACCCGGCTGTCGAGCGGCACCCGCCTGCGCTTTGGCAGCAAGGGTTCGGTAGAGGTTGAGACGACGGAGGGATGGTTTGACGACCACGAGGCCAAGGTGCGTGGCGGGGTGTTGGAGCTGATCCAGCACAAGCGCGGGTGCAATATGCATGGGGCGCTGTCATGGCTCGAGGAAAAGGGGCTGAAGGAACGCAGTAAGCGGGAGAGCGAAAAGACGTTCTACGATTATTGCGATGCGTCTGGCACGGTTGCCTACCGGGTCGAGCGGCGAGGCAAAGATGCGGCGCCTCCGTTCCTTCAGCATGGCCCTGACGGCAACGGCGGTTTCCGATCCGCTCGCGGTTGCATGCAGGGTGTCGCGCCGCTCCCCTACCGGCTGCCCGAATTGCTCGCCTCCGATCCGGCCGCGATCGTGTTCGTGTGCGAGGGCGAAAAGGATGCTGACCGGCTGGCGCGCGACGGACTGGTTGCGACGACGAATAGCGGAGGCGCTGGAAAGTTTGTAGCTGGCCTTGCCCCCCACTTCGCGGGACGCCGTGTCGTTGTTCTGGCCGACAACGATCCTGCTGGCGAGGCTCACGCGCTGGACGTGGAGCAGAAACTTACCGGCCTCGCGTCGGAGGTAGCCATCCTTCGCCTGCCCGACCTTCCTCCCAAGGGGGACGTGTCGGATTGGCTGCGCGCTCAGGGTGCGTTTCGCAACACGATCGCGGATCTTGAGGCTTTGGCGGCGGCTGCGTTCACTGCACCGAAGCCTGAGGCCTACACGTTCCCGATAGCCGACTTGACGATGTGGGCGAATCTCAGGGCGACGCCCAAGGCCTTCGCTTTGGCTGGCCTCATCCCCTCGCGCGAGGTCACTTTGTTGACCGGCGCGGGCGGCGCAAACAAGTCGACGTTCGGGCAGCAACTTGCAACGTGCGCTGCTGCCGGGGTGCCTATGCTTGCCATAGACGTTCATTCCGGGCCTGCCCTCTACATCACCGCGGAGGACGACGACGATCGTCTGCACTGGATGCAGGAGCATATTTGCAAGGCTCTGCGCGTGCCGATGGCGGGATTGGCTGGGAAGCTTCATCTGACAAGCCTGCGCGGTCGGCTGGGGAATGAGCTGGCCTTGTTCGATAGCGAAGGTCGCATCCGTGCCGCCCCCTCATTCGGCGCGCTCCGCGCTACCATCGAAGCAACCCGCGCCGGTTTGGTCGTGCTGGATAACGTGGCGCACCTCTTCGCCGGCAATGAGAATGACCGCGGGCAGGTGACGGCGTTCGTCAACCTCCTGTACTCTCTCTGCGTTGACCTTGGGACGACTGTCGTTCTGATCGGGCACCCGAATAAGAGCGGCGATAGCTATTCCGGCTCTACCGCGTGGCTCAATGCCGTGCGCTCGCAGATCGTGTTGGAGAAGCCCGAAGGTGCGGCTGATCCCGATGTTCGCGAGATCAAGCTCGGCAAGGCCAACTACGCCCGCATGGGGGACTCCCTGTCGTTCCGTTGGCATGACTTCGCTCTGATCCGCGACGACGAACTCCCGGCCGATCGGCGTGCTGAGCTATCTGCCGTCATCGCCACCAGCGGCGACAATGCTGCCTTTCTCGCGTGCCTCGACGCCAGAACCAAGGATGGCATGGTCGTCTCCCCGAACGTCTCCCCGAACTATGCGCCTGCGCAGTTTGAGGCGATGCCGTTGGCGAAGGGCATCGGCAAGGTGCGCCTCCGAAAGGCGATGGAGCGCCTGCTAGAGATTGGTGAGATCGAGGTGTTCGATCATGAAAAGAAGGGCAAGGGAGTGTCGATCAAGGCGCTGCGCCGAACGCCCCCGGACGCCCCCCGAACGGCTTCCCGAACGCTTCCCGAACGGCTTCCCGAACGGTCCCCGAACGCCCCCGAACCTCTCACCCCTAACGACCCCCCTCATACACCTACCCTAAAGGGGGAGGCAGGCGCAGGCCTCGGGGCCTCTGCGCCTGCCCCTTCACCGACTGCGCCGGACCTCACACGAGTGATGTTCCCGGGCGATGATCGGGAGTGGTCAACAGGATGGGGAGAGGGGGGTTAATTGCCCTCCCCTCGCAAAGCCGAGCGCGCGGTCTTTTTCTCCGCCCCTGCACGCGGCTCCGATAATCCTCCCACAGCATCCATACTTACGCACATAACCCTTGCTTTTCCGCCGCTTTTCACGTTACGTTCCAGACAGCACCCCAGCTAGTTCCCACAACCGGAGCCAAGAATGCCCCGACCGAACCCCACCACTGCAACGCTGAAGCCGCAGGCTCGCACGCGCGTGGGGAACGGTAGCGCGGTGTTGCAGGCACCTGATGGCCGATCGATCGAGTTCCGCCGCTACCGGGAGATCCTGACGCAGCTGGTGTCGGACATCGGAGGCGAGCCGAGCGAGGCGCAAGGCCAGATCGCGCGCCGTGCCGCCATGCTGGCCATCTGGTGCGAGCAGCAGGACGCAGCGGCAGGGCTAGGGACGCCGATCGACGTGAAGGCGTACACGACTGCCAGCAACACCCTGCGCCGGCTGCTAGAGACGCTGGGTATCGAGCGCCGCGCCCGCAACATCACGCCCACCCTGTCGGAGTATGCGGCCCGTCGCGCGGCTGAGAAGGCGAAGGCGGCATGATTACCTTCGCTGAGGCCTGCCGCGATCCCGAGCTATTCGGGGACTGGTTCAAGGCGGACACATGGGCGGTGTGGCGCGTCATCGACAAGGCTCTGTTTGGGGAACCCCTCGGCGCGGACGAGCTTGCCATCTTCACCGAGATCACCGGCCGCGCTGAGGCCCCTACAGAGGCCGCTACAGAGGGGTGGTTCATCTGCGGGCGTCGTAGTGGCAAGGATGTGAAGGCGAGCGCCTTAGCGACGTTCCTAGCCACGTTCGGCGCGGAGCAGATGGGCTTCCTCGACCATGTGGTGCCGGGTGAGACGGTCATGGTGCAGCTCATTGCCAAGGACCGCCGGCAGGCCCGTGTATGCCTAGGGTACATGAAGGCGTATTTCCGCAAGCCGCTGTTCGCGCAGATGGTCGAGAAGGACACGGCCACCGGGATCGAGCTTACCAACGGCATCACGATCGAGATCACCACAAACGATGTGGGCGGCACGCGAGGCCCTACCGTCGTCGCCGCGGTGTTCGATGAGGTGGCGTTTTGGTCTGCCGAGAACAGCGCGAACCCCGATCAGGACGTGTACAACGCCGTCAAGCCGGCGATGGCGACTGTGCCGGGTGCGATGCTGTTCGGGATCAGCAGCCCCTACGCCCGTCGCGGCCTCCTGTGGAACAAGCACAAGAAGCATTACGGCAAGGACGGTAAGGTGCTGGTGGTGCAGGCCCCCACATGGCGCATGAATCCGAATATCAAGCGCGATGGCGAGTTCCTGACTGAGCAGTACGCCAACGATGCGTCGTCCGCCGCCGCTGAGTATGGGGCGCAGTTCCGCACCGATGTTGAGGCGTTCGTCAGCCTAGAGGTGGTCGAGGCCTGCGTCGCTCCCGGCGTGCATGAGCGCGGCCCGCGTTCGGACGTCACCTATTCCGCGTTCGTCGATCCCTCGGGCGGCTCGCAGGACAGCATGACACTGGCGATCAGCCATCACGAGGGCGACACCGACGATGGCCTGACAGTCATCGACGCGACCCGCGAGGTAAAGCCGCCGTTCTCGCCTGAGGGCGTGGTGGAAGAATTCTGCACCCTCTTGAAGCTCTACGGCATCAGCGAAGTCACCGGCGACCGCTATGCAGGCGAATGGCCGCGCGAACAGTTCCGCAAGCATGGCGTGTCCTACATCGTGTCGGACAAGACCCGATCCGACCTTTACCGCGACATGTTGCCGGTCCTGAATAGCGGTCGCGTCGTCCTGTTGGATGACGACAAGCTGGTTTCCCAGATCGTCGGGCTTGAGCGGCGCACCGCGCGCGGCGGCAAAGACAGCATCGATCACGCCCCAGGCGGACACGACGACATCGCCAACGCGGTGGCCGGCGCGATCGCCAACGCGACCGACGCGAGCAGCACCGCCCCTTGGATTTGGACCCGGTACGACGACCCGAAAAGCAACGCCATCACGACCGCACGGAGTTATCTGCCATGAACGCCTTCGCTCAATTCCTCGCCAACCGCGCCAAGGGCGCGAAGCCCGTCGTCAATGCCGACACCCCCGTCACCCGCGCTGAGTTCACGCAGCTCGCCAGCGTCGTCAACGCGCTGATGGAGGACGTGCAGGCCGCGACCGACCCGAAGAAGCTCGCCGCTGTCATCAACACCGCGTTCGAGGCGGCGGCAAAGGGCGTCACCCCGACGACGACCAACCGGGCGTATCTCGTGCCGAAGGATGATCCGGCCCCGGTCGGCAATGGCCGCCAGCCGCTGGCGGATCGCCTCGCGCTCGCACCGAAGGGGGAGTAACCTACGATGTTTCACCAGTTCATCCCGCCCGGCCCGAACACCGTTCCGGAACCGTCGACCAAGATCGATCGCACCCAGATCCTCGACCCGAAGGATTACTGGCGCGATCCGGCGACCTGCCCAGACTGGCCCGCGCTTACCGGCACGCAGCGCTACGACGGTCCGCGCGGCAAGGTCGGCGCTGAGCAGCGGTTGCAGGCGATCGGGCAGTATCTGAACCGGGGACCCGGTACACTGCGCGCGCCGACGCCCGACGAGCGCGATCAGCACTTTTCCGCGACGTTCCGCCGCACCGGATCGCCATGGCATCACCTTGGCCTCAACGAGCTAAGCCCACTGGGGCGCATGGTCGAGGGCGAGGCCGAATTGATGGCCGAGGCCTGTCATCTGCGCGGCTACCTCCGCAAGCTGGAGGTAAAGGCGGCGGCGAGCGCGGAGGCCGACGAACACCGTCGTCTGAGCGAGGCGCGTCGGACGCTGGACGAGTATAGGTTCGCGGCAGCCGCCGACGTTGCCGAGATCGAAGCCCTCGCTGAGGCTGTAGCGCGCCACCAGCAGCGCGAAGAGGACGAGAAGGCCGTCGCCCGTACCTATTCGATCCGCCAGCAGCTCAGCGCCCGCCACAGCGCCGCCGTGCAGGCCGCGCATACCCTTGGCTTGGGCGTCCCCGACGCCCCCGAAGTGTTGGGATAAGATCATGCCGCTTTTCACGCTTACGCCTACCGACTGGACCGAGATCGTCCCCGTTGGCGGCACCGACGACATGGACGTGGTGCCGCGGCAGGGGCAGTTCCTTGTCAGCTTCAACACCGCGACCGACGCAGGCGCGACCACGATGGTCATGCCGCCCGTCCCGCCGCTGGTGCGGGAGATCAGCCGCCAGCGCGTTGCGGCGGGGGTGAGGGTCTACGCCAAGGCAATCCGCGACACCGCCGCCGTCTACGTCGGCACCGCGGCTAAGTAGGAGATCACCATGAGCGCCTTCTACGACCAGATTGACGAGGTCATGGGTCGCGCCGACGAGGTGACGGATATCGTCGCCTGCGTCCGCAAGTGCTGGCACTACGACTTCGCGAACGAGCCGGTCTACCTGTGGGATGGCCAAGGCACATTCATCGACAGTGATGGCCGCGAATGGCTTGGCACGATCGACGCGAACGGCGCGAACATTCACAATGCCCCCTCCCTTCAAGATGGGCGAGACGGCAGCAGCGCGACCTACAACTTCTCGTTCAAGATACCGACCCTGCCTGGCCGTGAAGCTGAAATCCTCGACCTGTATAACGGACTGAAGTCGGAACAGGCGAACGTCTTCGGCCGCACGCTCACCTGCTATCTGGTGTTGTTCATCGAAGGCGAGGGCGTCCGCCCCAACACCCCGCTGTCGTTCTACAAAGAAATGACGATGTTTAGTCCGAAGTTCTCGGAGAGTGTCGAGCGGACATCTTCGGGTGCGATCGTCAAAAACTATTCGGTGACGATCACCGCGAAGGACAACAACCACGGGCGCAGCGAAACGCCGGACCGGACCTACGAGGATTCGATGCAAAAGCGCCGCGCGGCGCAGCTTGGCGTCCCGCTAGACCGCGGCTGCGAGTTCCTCGCCGGCCTCGCGAACCGCACGTATCAGATTCCCTGATGGGCTTTCTCAAGAAATTAGTAGCGCTGGTCGCCGTCGCCGCCCTCATCTATTTCACGGGCGGGACGGGCGGCTGGGCTGCATCCTTGGCGGGATCGATCGGCGCGGGCAGCAATGCCTTTGTCGTGAGCGCGATCGGCGCAACCATCATCGCGGCCGGCAGCTTCGCGATCCAGACGTTGTTGGGCGGCTCGCGCGCTCCCGCGATGGAAGCGGGCAAGACGAACGTGAAGATCAGCAACCCCCCGCGCTGGCTACACGCCGGCCTTGCCCGGTCGGGCGGCGGTGCGGTGTTCGGGGAGTTCGATAGCCAAGGCCGGCTCTGGTATCTCATCATCAACAGCGAAGAGATCCTGCACGCGCCCTTTAGCCATTACCTCGACGACGAAGCGGTGACGCTGGGGGCGGACCACTACGTGCTGAACAAGGCGTTTCGCCTGCGCACGAACAAAGAAAAGGATCCGGCCGACGTCGACGGACAGGGGCGCGGCTATATCAGGTTGTGGACGACGACCTACACGGAGGCCGACCCGATCCCGCCCCGCATTCCCGAGCTGGACGCGGCGCTCGGGACGCTGTGGACGCCGGAACACCTACTGGCCGGCACGACCTACACCGTCGTCTGCATGGACGCCTTGCCAGTCGAACACCGGTACAAAATCTACCGCTGGCGAGGCCCGTTCGGGCTTGGCGAGCCGGCGGTTAGTGTCCTGGGGCAGTGGGCGAACGTCTACGATCCGCGCGACCCGGCGCAGGTGCTGGGCAACCGGTCGACGTACAAACCGACGAAAAACGCTGCGCTGTTGTGGGCATGGTTCCGCACGCACCGCTTTGGGCGTGGAAAGCCCGAAAGCTCGATCAACTGGCAACGCATGGCCGAGCAAGCCGACATCTGCGATCAGGTCGTGACGGGCATTGAAGGCGACCAGCCGCGGTATGAGGCGTCGGCATCGATCGTCGACAGCAAGCGGCGCGTCGACGGTGAAATGGAAATCATGCGTGCCTGCGATGGCCAGATAGTGTTCGATGAGACGGGAAAGTCATGGCTGCGCGTCGGCCACTACTACACGCCGACCCTCTCTTTCTCACGGAATCGCGACATCATGACGATGTCCTCAAATGAGGCGCAGGACGGCGAGAGTGAGACTCAGGGGGTGATTGTCCGCTATACCGAGCCGGGCGCTAACTACAGCGTGCAGGCATCGGCCGCTTGGCTCAACCCTCTGTACTACGACCCGCTGACGACGCCCAAGTTTCTGACGGTCGAGATCCAGGCATGTCAGAACCATAATCAGGCGATGCGGCTGGCAAAGGGTATCGGGCTTAGGTCACAGCCTCGCCATAAGCTCGGGCCTACGGTTAACCTGCGTGGCCTTCAGGCGCGGCACGAACGGATTGTGGAGATCCGGTACGACAACACCTTTGCCGGTGACTATGAGATTGCGACGCCGGTTGAGCTTGGCGCCGGGGGTATCATCACCGCACTTGCCGTCGTGCCGATCGAGCCGACCCGCTGGACGCTGCTACCGGGCGAAGAGCAGCCGAAGCCCGTCGTGGATGGCGGCACGGAGGCGCCCGCCTATCCCGCCATCACCGGGGAGAACGTCACCTACAGCGATGGCACGATCCGCATAGACCTGCCCCCGCTGGCGCGCGACGACGCGACCTATATTGCCGAGTATATCCCGACTTCGGCCATCACCGGCAGCGACAGCGGTCCGTGGACGCCCATGGCGATCAACGACGCGACGGCGGTTAGCGGCAGCGTGCCGGCCGGGGTAAGCTACACCGTCCGGTATCGCTATGTGACGACGGCGGGACGCGGACCCGGCTACGAATATGCGGTGATCGAGCCTGAGGTTGTCCTACCGCCAGCAACGAACCTGACGGCCGGTGGCGGCGCGGGGCAGGCGATCGTCACATGGAAGAACCCGACCGACGCCCGGTTCTTTTCGTCCGACGTGTGGCGTGGCGCGTCGACCGACTTCGCCGCCGCGACCAAGATATTCGACAGCTTCGGAGGCGGGCTAGGACAGGTCCAGTCCGTCACCGATACCGTCGCCGCGGGCGTGTGGAATTATTGGATTGTCGCCACCGATGGCGCAGCGATCGAGGCCAGCCCTGCCGGCCCGGTAAGCGCGACGGTGACGTGACGAGATCGCGGCGGGTCGGGAAACCTGCTGCGTAGAGGCCGGGGTAGGTTTCGCGGTCGCCCCGGCCTCAATACTTTCCGAAAC